ATGGCCGATCAGGAGCTGGCGTTATCACATATATTGTCTGCCGTCAGGGACTGCGCGAGAAAGTCAGTGGCAATCGAATGTGTGGTACTGTATGCGAAAGGCTACAATTACGATGAGATTTCCCGGATGCTCGGCATACCGAAAGGCACGGTGATGAGTCGTATCAGCAATGGGCGAAAGATGTTGAAGGAGTCGTTGGAATTGTAAAATGTCAGTAAATGTTAAGGTGGTAAAATGGTGATTTTTAGACGTTAAATGGTGGCCATTCTGTTTGTGTCTATTGTAAATAATGGCTAACTTTACATTAGAAAATAAAACAATAAACATCTAAAAGTCAAACCAATAAAACCCCTTAATTATGGAAAAGAAGAATAATTTCCGCGTGAGAGTGATGAAGTATGCATGGCAACTCTGGAAAGCCACCAAACAGGCATGGCGCATCTGCATGATAAAGGCGTGGCAACTTTACCGCCTTGCGAAAGCCATGCGCGAGGGCGTGGTGACATTCTACTACACCAAAGCCGACGGCTCCATCCGCAAAGCATCCGGCACTCTCAAGAACGTTCCTGTCGGTGCCACCTTGTGCGGCAAGAAAGTGACAAAGCCTTCGTACAAGACGATGGCCTACTTCGACACCGAAAAGAACGCCTTCCGCTGTTTCAAAGTTGAAAACCTCATCTGCGCAATCTGATGAAACTGCTCCCCGACAAGGCATATCTCATCAAAGAGAATGGTGAGATATGCCAAATCAAGCCCGGCAACGGGACTGATTTCGTACTTGAAGAGGTGCAGGGGTATGTGGCCGGACTCATTGAGGTTGTCAGGCTCAACAACCGGCAGATTATGATTGTCGATGAAGAAGGCAAATTCAACAAAGGGCACAACGTGTTTGCCACCGCGATAGCCGATCTCAACAAGGCGATTAGGGGCAATGACTATATAGCCGGAGATGCTGTGATTTGCCCCTCTGCAATGCTTCGATAAAAGTTCGCTTTCAGGGCAACTTCGGGCGCATAATCCGAAAACTCAACGAGTTAAGAGGGATTATGCGCCTTTTTGAAAATTCGGTTTTTCGGGCATTTGGCTGAACAGGCTGTGTTTTGGCTTACATTTGCGAAAAAGCCCGAACTATGCTCACGAAGTATTACATAGAAATAGACGGCCAAAAGGTCGAGATTCCCAAAGAGTGCATCAAGAATTGGGATGAAATCCAGTGTGCGTATAAGCGTGTAGATTTCAACGGAATCACTCGCTCGTTTACATCTCAGTTTGAATTTGTCGGCGAGGTATATAATATGTTGATGAATCTTTATCTCCGTGATGGATTCAATGCCGTTGCAATCCTATATCTCTACACCATTACGAACAGGTGGGAATGGGAAGAACGGTTTGCTGCACCCATTGATTTTTCTTCGTTAGTCTGGGACAATTACATTCTCAAAGTCAATTGTATTGACAATAGTCTGGCTGCACATATCAAAGCCAACAAGGGTACAAAGTATGAGTTTGCAGTTGGTGATGAAATTCCAGTTGCTACCCCGATGAATTATGACCGTATTCCAATGATTGAGAAATTAACCTTTGAAATTATTGGAGATAGTTATGATGACACCGATGCGATGAAAGTTTCCGCACCACCCAGAAAATTGACAATCTCTCATGTCGGTTTAATCACGGAGTCTGTGGCTGTAAATGGTGCTTTATCATACTATGGTGATCAAGAGGCTGAGGATGGTAGCCGTATGCTTGAGGCTAAGGAAAACGTATCGTTGCATGTAAAAGCAGGCATCGCATTTGATATGATAAATGGATATCAGGATATAAGTGTAATCTACAATCTATATCGAACAGCTTTGGATGGCACTGTGTCTAAACTATGCATGATTGGAGGCAAAAGTCTATTTACAAGATATTGTGGAGAATACAACAGACCCTCTGAACTTCCGGAATTAGCACCAACGGCAATGTTTTCATCAGCGTTAGTAAAGTCTACCAATACTATTTGGGAGTTCCAGCCGCAGCCTCTTGTCGTAGAAGGTCAGGGTGAAATCATTTGGGTCGACACGTACAAGACTTTCGATGAATATATGCGTACTGTAAAGGTTACAGAATATGATGTTGAAATATTGGCTGGAGATAAAGTTTGGATAGGCGTTGAGATGAGTCCGTTTGGAACGTTGGATGCGCCTAATCCTGTTTGGGTCAATATTCTCGCACAAACCATAGAAATATCATGGGGTGGTATGGGCGAGCTTGAAACTATAGATACAATCAGGCCAAAAAACCTATGCGAAAAGATTCTAAATCGTATTAGCATGGGCAAGATTAATGTTGGTGTAACATTCAGTGATTTTGATAATAGACTTGCCAATACATATCTCTTAGCGGCTGAAAGCGTTCGTGGGATTGATGGCGCAAAGATATACTCATCTTTCACTGAATTTGTTGATTGGATGCAGACAGTATTCGGATATACATATTGTCTTGGACCTCGGACAAAAGCTGCGTTCAAGCGGTTGCAGGAAATATTCTACAACTCATGGTCAATTTCTTCAAAAGATCATCTTTTGCATACAATGTGCCCGGTAGAGCCGGGAACCCAAGTTGTGATAATACAAGGGACTCCATACTGCGCAGTTTTGGGGGATAGCAATTCGGATGGTGGCCACAACTACTACACTAAGTGGGAAGGCAGTGGTGCATATAATGACCCGATTACCGGGAAAGCTCGCATTGATACAGTTTTCTATGATGAGCATGGAGATGGGTGCTATTTTGACAGTGATTATAATCTCCGCATCTTTGATGGTGATTTGAACTCCGCCATCTGTGACACCCAATACGTTCATTTTATCCATCGTTCAGAACTGTTTAAATCCGATGCACCAACTATTAAGATAAGGAATGCTCGTGAGGCATCATACACGATTGATTCAGGCTCGATTTATTCTGCGATTACCATTGGCTATGAAAAGCAGGACTATGAAGGGTTCAACGGTCGTGATGAGTTCAATTTCAACAACACGTATTCAACCGGCCATACTGTTAATGAAAAGAAATTAAGCCTTATAAGCAAATATCGAGCAGACTGCTACGGCATAGAATTCGCTGTGCAAAAGCGAGGTCAAGATACCACCGACTCAACAAGCGATAAAGATATATTCTTTGTCCTCGCCAAAATTGAAAACGGCAATATTGTTCCCGATAGGTCTATTTCTATTAAAAATACAATCTCCAACCTCGTATTCAATGGTGCATTCTCGCCAATAGCTTGTGTCCTTGCCAACGCAGGATATATTGGTATGCAAGCAAAAAAATTACATCTTGAATTTGCGTCAAGTACAGGTAATAGCAGCATTGTTATCGATGGCAGGCCCATGTCTGAGAATATTGATATTGACACTCCTTTGATGACGTGTGGTAGAATATCGTTTACAACTGACAACGTGGACGAACCGGCTTCAGATAATAATCTTGTAGAAATAGAAAGTGGCGGCATCCTATATAGAGGATTCGTAGAGGAGGCAATATTCCACTATGCCACGAATGAGGCTGTGAAATACAAACTCATTGTAAAAGATATTGAGCTATGATACTAAGCCCGTTTACCCCTCTCTTTTTCCCATCAAAGAAATCCGATGGCATAGAGAGCCGATATATCCAGACATTCGCCCCGTCCGATGAAATTTTGATTGAGTTGATCGGCGGAACAAGTGAATCGTGGATTTGTCAGGTTATGTCAGAACCCGGCCATAGCCCTTTGTTTCAAGTCCAGTTCAACACATGGGATATAACCTCGACTGTGAGATTGAGGTTTGCAGTCCTCAACCTCAGCCCCGGCCTATACTCGGTGAATCTTAATGGGCATATCAGTTCTATTTTCAAAGTTACAGATGACTCTCTCGAATTAGAACGTACTACGCTTATTCAGTTTTCAATGAACAGTAACCGACATCGGCAGGATGCAGTGTTTTTCATTGACGGGATGCAACGGTTTTTTGACTTTCGCGTCCCCGGCGGATTCAAGGACAGTAACTGGACTTTCGCTGTTGAGGGAGAGCAGTTTGTAACTGACCAATCTGACATCGTGCAGCTCTACGGCCTTGAATCCACCCAAAAGAAATTCACTCTCGGCAACAGCGAGGGATGCCCGATTTGGTTTGCCGAGATGCTCAATAGGATACTCTGTTGCTCCTATGTCTATTTCGACGGCGAAAGATATGCCAGGAAGGAGAACTCGGCACCGGAGGCCACGATTCTTCAGGAGAATGTGAACAGTTTCGTGTTCACGCAGAATCTACAAAGAGTCATTAATATCGACCCGGAACTGACATTAAGGCATCAGGTCATCATGCGCCGGATTGACAACACCAATTACCGACTTACAACAAACAATATTAACCGTTTAATCAAATAGCGTATGGCAATAACACAAGACGAATTGCAGAGCATCGTCAGTGCGGTACTTTCGGCCATCCGTACCAATTCAAGGACTATCGACCAACTCACGCCGGTAACATCGCTGAGTGATGGTGACAGTTTTGAAATCAACGGAGGCAAGAGGGTAACGTACAAGGTGCTACGGGACTTGATAGCGTCCTTATCCTCTACTGAGCAGGACTCTCTCAGAACCCTCATCAACAAGTGTGAGTTGAAATCGGCAAGCATAACCGTTTCCGAGAGCAGCGCGACACTAACAGTCTCATCCGTCGGCAAAAACATCTCGACTACAATCCCAGTAGCCAGCACCATTCGCGCAGGTCTGATGACCGCCGCCGACAAAGTAAAGTTACAGAGTGCCTACGACACGGCACAGACCGCAAAGGACACGGCCAACACCGCCAAATCCCAAGCCGCATCAGCCCAAGCCGGGGTAACTGCCATCAACAATAAGATCAGCGTTGCCGGTGGCATCGCGCCGCTTGATTCGTCGGGGAAAATACCTACACGATTCATTCCCGGCGCAATGGATGATGTCAAGGAATTTGTCGGCACCGCTGCAAACATCTCGTTTGCTATGGCCTCGATTGCCAAATCATCGACAGACGAGGGGTGCGTGGTGTACTTTGACACCGCGACAAAGCGGTTCCTGCTTCAAGTATCGACCAAGAGTGATTCCGACTTTATCACAGCCCGCACATTCTACAACAACTGGCTTGACGCAGAACTGTTTGGTGAAGGCACATCCCAGGGCCGTAAGCCGGTTGCCGACAAAATATACGTTCACACCTCATCGAACAAATCCTATCGCTGGAGCGGTTCCGACCTCGTGGCCATAGGCTCTGATTTGGCTCTCGGGTATACGGCAAGCACCGCATTTCCCGGAGATGAGGGTGTGCAACTGCAAAATAACATGAAAGTCGCCAATCAGAGACTATCCGAAGTTGAGAATCAGGTTGACAATATCGGAATACTACCGTGTGACGGAGCCTGGGACGGAAACGGTTCGGAACCTTTGTATGGCGTATGGCTATGCCCCAATGGAGAGGGCGGCGTATATTTCCGCAGTTTCGGCAGCGCTGATTTCTACGGCAATGCCGAAGAGAAATACAATGGCGACATATATGCCAATGAAAATTATCTGTACCGCACCGGCGACGGCATATACCGCATCAACAACAATAAGCTGGAATCCATATCAGGTTCCGCACTCGGCAACTGTTTCAACGTCACCAACGAGATACCCCTGCCCGCCGGTGAATACTACGACCTTGAATCCGCCATACTCGCTACACTTAACGCGGGCGTGGCCTCTCTCGGTCTGCAAATCTCATTCGCCATCCAAGCAGGGTCGTGGAAAACGTATCAGTTCGTCGGCGTAAACACCACTGAGGCGCAGTTCAAGGCCTTCGGCAATTGGATAGACCTCGCCGGCATGAGCGCCGGTGACGAACCCATTATCAACGTCAACAAACTCTGCGGCGGTGAACTTTACAATCTTTCCACCGCCATTGTCGCCGTGCACCGGAAAGAGCAGGACACAGGTCTTGCATATTTCAAATCTGGCGTAATCCTCACATACAAACGTGACAACGCCGTATGGGAGACAAAACAGTATCTCGGTCAGGTAGCCGACATTTCCGAGACCGACCTATCCCAATGGGTTGACTTCGGCGGCGGAGGCTCGGCCGACATCGAGACGAGCGACACACCCGAGGAGGGAGGCAATGACGCTTTCTCTACCGGCGGCGCATACGACATGGAGCAGAACATGATTGTCGACATCGATCAGACTGAAGATGCCGAGAATATACTTCTGCAAGGTGTCAACAAGAAAGGCAAGGCCGTAGGCTCACAAGTCAAGATTCCCAAGAGCAGCGGAGGCGGTTCTCAGTCCGGCTCCTCACTCTCGATCTATCTGCAAGAGCAGGCCCTGTATGCCGCTTTCGGCTCCCGAATCACCACCAACATCGCGGTCAAGTCCGTAAGTTATGACGGCGAGGACGAGATTCTCGGTGTTGTGCGTACTCTCGAAATAGTGGATGCCACAACGGGCCTTACTCTCTGGAGCGATGATGTCAACCAGAAATCCTCGACATCGGCAACCGATTATAAGTTCATACTTGATTTCACGGATTTCTTCACGGCGGCGGCCCGGCGTGACTTTACAATCGTGGCCCGCGATGCCGAGGGTAATGTCAAACGCCGTACAATCACCGTTACGGCTGTCGATGTGACCTGTACCTGCGTGCAGACGCTCAACTATACCCAGGCATCGGCACTTGAAGTCGGCGGAGGAACAAAGAATCTGCTGATGTACAAGTTCGCCTCCAACGTGTCAAAAGACGGCGTTCAGGTGAAGACCGAGATGTTCTATAATGGACAATGGCGTACCCTCGGCAACGCAGTCATCAAAGACAGTTACTCTCACTCGATAACCATTGACCCCTGCAACGTGTTTGGCGGTAACGAGGCACTTTCCCACGGCTCATATCCCATACGCATACAAGGTGAGGATGTGGCATCCGGCGTAAAAGGCAACACCGTCTATACGGCTGTGATGTGTGTTGACCCTGCATCGCACATGCCCATAGTGTCGTTGCGGTTCAACGATGCCAATAACGGCACCCTCCGGCTTTATGATTCCCTTGAACTCGAAGTGGCCGCATACACCCCTGGCAAGAACTCAACCGTGGCCGATGTCTATGTCGACGGCCATGTCATATCTTCGGTTGACTGCCAGATTTCACTGACCTATAAAGTCCGCAAGCAGATACAAGGCTATGCCACTGACGGCACCGATACGCTGACCGCATACGCTAAGAGCGGAGCGGCTCAGACCAACACCATAACCGTAACCATACAAGGCTCTGCGATAGCGGCCACGCTCAAAGAGGGAGCGTTGTTCGGTTACGATTTCGCCACGCGCTCAAATTCCGAGAGCGACCATACTATCACCGACAATGGCATCACTATGGAGGTCAACGGCTCAAACTGGTCCTCAAACGGCTTTGGCAACTATCTCGGCGAAAACTGCCTACGAATAGCCGAGAATGTGACCGCACTCATTCCCTGGGCACCATTCGGCAATGCCTCCGTTGAACGTACCAACGGCGTAGCGGTCCAGATGGCATTCGCCACAAAGAACATCAAGGACGATGACAGCAAACTAATCGAGTGCTACGACGAAACGAGCGGCACCGGGTTCTACGTCTGCGGCAACAAGGTCGTGCTGTATTGCAAAAACGGCTCTCCCTCCGTATGCACGCGGCCGTTCCGCTGCGGCGAGAAAATCACTATGGCCGTAGTCGTGGAACCGTCCACAAAGACTGTTGCTCGCGGCACGACCGAATACTCCACCGTCAAGCTGTATATCAATGGTGAAGAAGTGGCGGCCATAGGCTATATCGCCAATTCCGGCGCGATTCTCAACACCTCGCAGATTAAGTTCAACGGTACCGAGGGCGACCTGTATCTCTACTATGTTCTGGCCTACGACAGTTATTATGAATGGGCGCAGGCGTTCCAGAACTATCTCTGCAAGTTGACCGACACAACGGCCATGATTACAGAATACGAGGCCGAAAACGTGCTTGACAATCAGAACAACCCCTCGCTCGAACTACTCAAGGCGAAAGGCATCCCTTACTATGTCGTAGTGGCACCTCAGGCCACATTCGATTCCTTCGATTCTGACATCAACACCTCGACCAAGTTCTCTTGCACGCTGTTCTACTTCCACCCGACAATGCCGTGGAGGTCTTTCAAGGCCACCAACGTGCAATGGCGCCGTCAGGGTACCACCTCGGCCAAACGTCCGATAAAGAATGACCGCTTTTATCTCAAGAAGCCTGTCAACAAGGCTGACAAGATAGTGGTGTCGCCGATTTATCCGGATTATACCAACGATGATGCCGTGATGTCCTACGCGCTCATGGCCAAGAACGCCGTGCGTGTAGGTGAAAGCACAATCCCGGTAAGTATAATCACCGTCAAGGTCGATTACTCCGACAGTTCCAACGCCAATGACTGCGGCGTATGCGACATGATGAACGCCACATACCGTTCTCTCGGCTCGGCATACATGACCCCGGCCCAGCGTGCTTTCGACGGCACATGGAAAAGCGGTGACCTTACTGTTTCTGGCTTGCAGATGAATCATTCCACGGCCAACCATCCCATCGCCGCGTTCCGCTCGACAATGGAAAGCCTCGCCGACGCATGGTTCCATGCCAAAGGCAATTGGAAAGAGGACAAAGGCGAGCAGGTAGCGCTCGGATTCAAGGACACGCCAGGCTACAACAAGGGATGCCTGAACTACGGCGATTTCATAGAGTTCTTCGGCAACAAGGATGAGACCCTGGACCAGACGATGGCCCGGTTCAAAGCCACCGAGGGGCTTGACACCTCAAAGCCGTATCTTCTTTCCCAATACTGCGGCCGCGATTACCGCATAATGAGATTCAGTGGCGGCGAATGGGCGCGTTCCAACGGCTCAATGCGTCAGGTAAACGGCAAATGGCAGATTACCGGTGACGTTCTCAATCCTGTCAGCGGATATGAGTTGATTACATACGACGCTATGGACTGGTTCATGGGTGTTGGCTCCGTAGAGGACATGATGGCCCCCACCACCACGGAATCCTCATGGGTGACGAAACTCGGCCTCAAACGCCCGAGTTATCCTGCATGGACCCGGTATTTCGAGTGCATGATAGACGATGACCAGTTGCAGGAGGATTTGGCAATGGGCCGTAAGGTGCCGTATGACCTCTATCTCGTGATGAAGTTCTGCGACAGCGTGGACTATTCCAAAGAAGCCCTCGCCGCCACATGGAAAGCCTTGTGGCGCAACAACGCATGGAAATATATGAGCGTGCAGTCGCTCATCAGTTACTATGTGTTTACAGACTACCTTGCCGCCGTTGACCAGCAGGCAAAGAACATGCAGCCGATGTTCTTCCTTGAGGACGGCTGCTGGGTGGAAAACGGCGTTTATCATTCCCCATCGGCAATGGAGCCTGTGCGAATGTACTTCAATAAGGTCTATGACTGCGACACCTGCAATGGCAAGGACAATGACGGCGGCAACACGATACCTGCCGAACTCGACCCTGCCGAAGATGACAAGTGTTATGCCGGTCGAGGCTCTATCCTCTGGAACGACCTGCGCCAGCAACAGGAGATGGTGACGGATGCCAACGGCAATCTTCTCACTCTCCCCGGTGTCGTGTCGGTCATGCGCAATCTGCCGGAGATAGACGGCATCGGAGCCGGGCCGTTCTCGCCGAAAGGCGCGTTCTATTTCTTCTTGACCATGCGTATGCTTAAATGGCCGAAAGTCGTTTCATCTTACGACGGCGAGCATAAGTACATCAACTATACCGGTTACAACGACCTGTATTACTATGCACTGCACGGCCTCGGCCTCACATCTCTGCCCCGGTTCATCGAACAGCGATGGCGCGTGCGTGACGGTTACTATCAGACCGGCGACTTCAAGGACGCAAGCCACGTCCTCGGCGGTCGTGTCGGAGCCAAACCGGGAGCCAAGATTTATTTCAAGGCAGCCAAAGACGGCTATTTCGGCATCGGTAACGACGGCGGTAACGTGACCCAGGGAATGTATCTCAAAGCCGGAGAGAGTGGCGTGTTCACCGACTTTCAGCACGGCGACAACATCCTGCTCTATATCTATCAGGCAGACCAGATGAGCGAGATAGACCTTTCGGAACTTTCGCTCGACCCCAATTTCCAATTCTCGATCATGACCCTTGCCGAGAAAATAAAAATCGGCTCGGCCACACACAAAGCATCATGGACACTCTCTCCCGGCAATACCGGCTTTCTGGAGAATATGAACCTCGGCGACCTGCCGTTCCTGCGTGAGCTGGAGATTACCGGCACCGAGGTCACGACCGTCAATGCCTCCAAATGTCCGCGACTTGAAAAAGTCCTCGCCGCCGATAGCGAGCTTACCACAATCTCGCTTGCCGAGACATCGCCTGTCGATACGCTTGTACTCCCGGCCACGATGACCGACCTCTCGCTGGTGAATTTGCCGAATCTTACCTATCCCGGCGGTCTGACACTTGCCGGACTTGGCAGTGTTCAGCGGCTCATGCTTTCGGGATGCCCCAATATTGACCCGATGGGACTGATAAACGAAATTATCAAATCATCGTCAATCCGTTTCATCCGACTGCCGGATGTCAATATCACCGCGCCATCGTCAGTATTGCAATCGCTCAAGTCAAGCGGTGCAATAGGTCTTGACCCCACAGGCAACGCCTACGAAGAAAGCGGCAAATGTTCCGGTATCACCGGCAGATGGATTCTGGCAGATCTCGTCGAGGACAGTGTGCTGAACTCTCTGAAAGCATATTTCCCGGCGTTGGAAATACACAACTCGCAGTATTCTTCAGTCTGCTATTCTGATTTCGAGGGCGATACTGAGAATATGACAAATGTCGATGACAGCACAGGCTACAAGTTCAGCAACGATTACACTGTGCCCGGCCATGTCAGGAAGATAGAAGCCATGAGCCATGCCTACCGCTCATCGTACAATGCCCGTGACGGAAAGATGTATTGCAGGCAGATAAGCGATGCTGACTATACCAAGCTGGCAGACGGCTCCGACTATGACCCTGCGGATATGGCCGGAGAGGGCTACGACATAATGAAACTTATACCTCATTATTGGTATAAGGGAGTCAACGACTTCAAGAACCAGGAGAAATACTATATCGTCAGCTCATGCGAGAAAGAACCGATTTCGACGGCCTCCAAAACCAACCGTAAAAAGTTGGCTGATATTCTCGTTCAGGCTTTGGCGGCAGTTTTCACTGATGACATCTATATCGGCGGCACATATACGCCCACAGAAAACCCCAATATGAATGTCTACGAACTTGACGTGGACGGTATGAAACAAGTACGTTGGCCCGGAGTGAACAACGCCACTGTGGGTGCTATATTCCTTGATTTCGAGGGCAAGGTAATCAAGAAATACAACATGAGCATCGGTAATTCGCTGTTCGATTTCGTACCTGGCGAGTACATCTTCATCGATGTACCGGCTGGTGCCAAGAAATTCGTGTTTACTTCTCCTACGGGCTTTGATGACCTTGAGGCCATAGCCGTCGACAGTACGGCTATCGAGTCCATAGAACCCGACTGGGTGGAACATGAGCAGGAGCTTGTCGGTGTTTATGGCGGCTCTGTTGACAGCCTTATGCGAGTGCGGTCAATCAGCGGTGTACAGACCCGAACCGGCACAGACAAGCACGTTATCAACGGCGAGTGGGCCTATGACAGCGAGGGCAATCTCACTAATGCGAGTGTGCCCACCTCCGAGATAACATACTCGGCAGCCGACCTAATCAACCTCTGTCGTATGCGCGGCCCCGGATTCTCCACAATCGACTACGAGATGCACAAGGATTTGGCAAACCTCATCCTCGCTATTGTAGGCGACCGAGACATACAGGCACGTTGCGGTTACGGGTGTGGCCATAGATACACCACCGGAGCCTACAATTTCAACTCATTTGGCAACATCACCCGATTCTATACCGGCAGCAACATCGGCAATATCATGTTCGGTATTCAGAATTTCATCGGTTGTAACTGGGAATGGATGGACAACGTTGCAATAAACGTGAAAACATTCGTTGACCTACGGCGCAACCGCTATTCGGAATCGGTCGGCGATTTCCCGGTTGACGGCAAATGGCACATCCATAATCCGATTTCCAAAACCGAGCGTGTGGTGCAGGGTCTTACGACCTCCGGCTATTGTATCGGCCGTGTCAAGCATGGGCGGTATTGCGACATCATAGCTTCTCGTGTCACTACTGATAACTCGAAGTGGAACATGAACTATGCAGATGTCTTTTGGATTACCAACTCAAAAAGCCGCTTGGTGCTCCGGTCTGGCTGCAGTGCGAACGCGTACTACGGCCTCGTGTGTGCGGTTGCGTATAACGCCGGTACGCACTCGTACGCGAATTGCGGTGTTCGGCTGGCCTTCAGGGGCGCAATCGTGTTCGTGACCTCGGCAAGCGAAAGCGAGATAGCGTAAAGCGAAACAACGTCAAAGCGTCAGAGGGAGAGCCGACCATCGGGAGGCTGCTCCCTCTCCCTTTTTCTCGCCGTAGGCGAGTCGGTACTATTGAAATTTTAACATTTGACCGATTTTTCGTAACTTTGCACCCATAAGGCGGATAACCCCAAAGCCGCTTGGTGCTCCGGTCTGGCAACAATGCGAACGCGAACAACGGCCTCGTGTATGCGAATGCGAATAACGCCGGTACGCACTCGAACACGAATTGCGGTGTTCGGCTGACATTAAGGACTATAATCGGGAGCGGAAACGCTCCAATTATATAATCGCCACCCTGCAACGCCTACGGGCTGGGCAAAGCAAGAGGTGAGGGGTTTGAACCTCGGCAACAGCAGACGTGCCGGAACCTGTACGTCTGGAAAGCGGAAAAATAACGAGAAGCCCTGAAGGCTTATGAACATTTCTTATCCTCTTTACAATCTCGTTAACGAGATTGTATCTCCTCAAAATATGCTTGACAGTTATGATTATGTCATCGACCATCTTGACTGCAAGGAGCAACGGGAGCGTTTTCGCCCGGATAAGTCCGAGGAAGATACTCCCGAAATTCGTGCGCGGTGGAATAAGTATTATGAAAGACGGGCCGGCACGATAGAGATTCTTACACGGCAGATTTCCTCGGGCAAGTTCAGTGTTACAATGGATGATGTTCAGCAAATCCATGTAAAGGACGGCCCGAAAGAGAGGGACTGTCAGGCCCCGAGAATAATCAAACGTATAGGTATTAATGCGATAATGGTAGTGGTGGAGAAATACACCATGCCTTCACTTATCAACAATACTGCGGCCTCTATAAAAGGACGAGGCATGCACTGGCTCCACCATATAGTCGAGGACGATATACACGCCGATTCCGAGAACATGGTCTATTACTATCAGTGTGATATTGCCAAATTCTATGACAGTATTGACCAACAACGGCTTATGGCCGATTTGAGGAGATATATTGCCGACCCTATTCTGTTGCCCATCCTCGATAATCTTATATGCCTAATGCCAACGGGTATATCCAAAGGTTTGCGTTCATCCCAGACTCTCGCAAATCTGCATTTGTCGGATATCGACCATACGATGATTGAAATGGTTCCTGGTCATTATGCTGAAATAGACGGAGTGCAGGTACGACGCCCCCATTATTACCGCTACTGCGATGACATTGTAATGTTCGCCTCGACTAAGAAAGAATTATGGAGATTGAGAAACTGTCTTGTCAGCATGATTTCCGACTTGGGACTGAACATTAAAAACACTGAGGCTGTACGTCCGCTGTCCGAGGGTCTTGATTATCTCGGCTATGTAAATTTCGGCACTCATTCTCTATTGCGTAAGCGAACCAAGAAGAACGCGGCACGCAAGCTGGCCAAAGTGAAATCACGCAAACGTCGTCAGGAAATAATCGGCTCCCTCAAGGGCATGGCCTGTCATGCCGATTGCAAGCATCTATATTTTAAATTAACACATCATCATATGAAGAAATTCTCAGAGATGGGAATCGTCTATACGCCGGCAGACGGCAAAAAGAGGTTCCCCGGAAAAGTAATGCGGCTTGGTGCCCTGCAAAACAAAGAGATAGAGATACACGACTATCAAGATGACATGACCACATCTCACGGCGATGGCCGTTATCTCGTGTCATTCAAAGACAAATCTACCGGCGAGTGGGGCAAGTTCTTCACATCATCTGAAGAGATGAAAAACATACTCGATCAGGTAAGCGATATGGAGGATGGATTCCCATTTGAAACCACAATCGAAAGCGAGGTATTTGACGGAAATAAAGTGAAATATAAGTTTACCTGATTTTCGGTTTTTCAGGCATTTGGCTCAATCTGTCGTTTTTAGTCGTATATTAGCGCAAAAATCAAATTTGCAATGAAAAAAATATACGGCGCACAAGAGCGGCAGGATGGTTTATACCGTATTGGCCGCAACAAATGGGAGATTATCTTCGGGTTCGGCAAAGACTCGGAGGATGAAACAACGGGCTATAATTATCGGAAACGATTCAATCACTTGCCAACTCTCGATGAAATCAAGGCCGTTATCTTCAAGCAGGTCAATGAAGATACCGACCGGGCGATTGAATATGGCCTTACATGGAATGGACTGCCGGTCCATCTTGACAACGAAACGCAAGGGAATATCGTGGGGATGCTTGCACTGCTCCCGGTGGCCGGTGATTCAATGTTCCCCAAGACATTCAAGGTTGGCGAGTATGAGAATGGTGAACCTGCATTTTACGAGTTCACATCCGTCAAAGAATTTGCCGAATTTGCAAAAACGGCATCAGATCACAAGGAACGTATGTATGCCCTCGGCTGGCAAGAAAAGGCTCTAGTAACCGAAAGTGCATTCACGGCGCAGTAAGCAAAGCTAATCCAGGAACGGCATGGGGTTTCATTGCCTTATGCCGTTTCGCTGTTTTTGTATGTATCTTATTTATCGGTGTTTAGCAGGTTTTGGTAAATCGGAAAATTTAGGAATTGGCTCAACAACGCGCTTATTGACTTACTTTTGGCGAAAAATAGGAGTCATGAAAATTAAGCAAGACCATCTCAAACATTTTAGCGTCTGTCTGGCAGTCGCATTTTCAGCATCATCAATAGAGGCCGGATTTGGTGCCTCATACGGTCAGTCATTCGTCGCCGGCATAATAGCAGGCGGCGCAATCGGTGTGGGCAAAGAGTACGGCGACAAGTGCGCGCCCGGCAACAAATGGGATTGGAGTGATATCGCCGCTGATATTGCCGGCTCCATTGTCGGCTCTGCCATTGGCTCGTTGTTCTCGCTTATCAATCATTAACATCACATAGACATGAACAATTTATCAGAAATCCTCCGCTGGGCATTTACGGCCATCGGGGCCATTCTCGCCATCATCGAGCCGACTTACCCATACCTGTTCATCTGCACCATTATGATACTGGCCGATTGCTATACGGCATGGTCGTTGTCAAAGAGGGCGCGTAAACAGTACCCCGACAAAGTAAGCCGGGACGGTAAGAAGTTCAAGAGCCATAATTTCGGCAAAGTCATAATGACACTGCTGAAAGCGTATGCACTCATCATAATGGCTTTTATGATTCAGCAGCACATTACCGATTCATGGCCCATCGACCTTACCAAAGTGGCCGCCGGCGCCATTTGTTTTTGGCAGTTGTGGTCCATACTCGAAAACGAGTCAAGCTGCAATGGCTCCAAATGGGCGCGTATGCTCCAGAAGATACTCGTCGACAAGACCTCCCGGCATTTCGACATTGATTTATCAGAACTAAAACCCAAAGAAGAATGATAGTAGAACTCTATGACAATGGGCATGGCATTAACACGCCCGGCAAGTGCGCCCCCGATAAGAGCCTTCGGGAGTATAAAAAGGCTCGCGACCTCGTGATGGATATCGTTGCTCGCCGTCGTGCGATGGGCTATGATGCTCGGATTCTCGTTCCTGAAGAAAAGGATATAAGCCTCGGAGAGCGATGCCGGCGTGTGAACGAAATTTGCAAGCAATACGGCACCTCCAACGTGCTGCTTGTATCCGTTCACTGCAATGCTGCCGGTGCCGACGGCAAGTGGAAAAGTGCCGGAGGGTGGTGCGCTTACACATCACCGGGGCAGACAAAGGCCGATATTATTGCCACGCATCTCTACAATGCTGCACAGACAGCTCTCGCTGATTATATAAAGGATTTCCCCATACGGAAATCAAACGGCGACTACGACAGCAAACAGCAGCCTATCCGCACCGATTATTCCGATGGTGATCCAGACTATGAGGCTCGTTTCTATATCCTCATGCACACCCGGTGTCCGGCAGTCCTCACGGAGTCGATGTTTCAGGACAACAAAGCCGACTGTGATTTCCTGCTCTCTCCCGAAGGGCATAAAGCAATCGTTGATCTCCACGTCAACGGCGTTGAGAGCTACATTAAATCCTTGAAGCGATGAAAAGTATTTGTTTCTTCTTATGCCTGCTTTCGTTTGCTCTTGTAGGATGTAAGACACAAAAGCAGGCAACGGCCACTTTACCCCCGGTCATTCTTAACAACTCCGACAGCGTGAGGGTGGAAACAATCATAAACACTATCTATGTTCCTACACCTGTCGCGCTCGATATTCCACAACAGTCGCAAACGAGCGTTACAGCCGCGGACTCAAGTCACGTTGAAACGGATCTCGCAGAGTCCGACGCATGGATAAACGAGGACGGTACTCTCGGCCATTCCATAAACAACAAACCCGGAAAGCTGCAAGGCGAGGTATATGTACCACAGACAACCACACAAAGCAGCAAAGAGGCTGTCAAAGAAAAAGAGATTCCTGTCCCACAGCCTTACCCGGTTGAGGTCGAGCGGGAATTTACAATCATGGAACAAATCAAACTCGCCGCGTTCTGGTATCTTGTAGGCGCGGTAATCGTGAGCATCGGCCTGCTTTTCCGTAGGCCGTTAATGAAAGCCTTACGCAAGATAATAAGGCTTTAAGGTCATTATTGATTATAGAGAAATAGCCTCGTTGTGAAACGGGGCTATTTTAATTTTAACGCCAGTGAATAATTGCGGCCGATGTCGGTAATATGATTTTGGAACGCCTCTGATGATGTATGTGATGATGTGTGGGCGTTCCCGGGCTGTCGTATCCGGCAGCCCTTTTTATTCCACGGCCATGCCAAGCGACAGACCGAATCTGTCAAGTATCTTTCCCACCTCATCAGCTCCCTTGCCTCCGAGCCTGCGTACTTTTAGCAAATCTTTTCTGGTGAGCTTCACGAGGTCTCCGATTCTCCTTATCCCTGCGTTGTCAAGGGGAATGGCTATGCGCATAGGAATATCAAAGTCAATGATAGAGGCAGAGAATAGCTTGGCCATGTGCAGCCTCATCTCATCGTACTTGTCAAATGTCATATCAGTTTCGGGTGTCGAGTACATATCCGGATAGTGATTAAAAAAATGGAGAGGGGAACCACCCCCTCTCCCAAGTCAAACCAATAAGCCACCTTTATGGGGAGAACTTATTGATAGCGCAAAGATAGCACTTTATTTCAGATTATCCAAAACCTTACGCACGGCATTTGTCGCCATGTCTGGCGTGACGCTGATATAGGAGTAGAGTGATGTGCCTCCCTTATCTACCCGGTGGCCGAGAATGAAGTCTATTATGCTTGTGCTTATTCCGAGGTCGAAAGCGTGCTGAGAGAACGACTTTCGGGCCGAGTAGTAGATGAGTTGCTTTATGCCGGTGGCCTCGGCCAGCTTCGGCATATTCACATCGAAGAAGTAGTGGCAGTTGGTCTTGCGCTGGTGCTCGCTGACAGATATATGACCGTCCTTACCTTTGTAGCGGCTTATGATGGTTCTTGCCTCTTCAGGAATGACGAACTCTACGAACTTATTCATCTTCGGGCGGTGTTCCGTCTTCTTACGAACGTAGTGTATTGTGTAGGTCTGCTCGTTGAAGTCGATGTCAAGCAAGTCGATCATGTTGATGCCGCCGAGATAGTAGGAGAGCATGAACAGATCCCGGCATTTTGCGATGTTCGGCTTAGTGCATTCGAGGTCGCGGATTTTCTTTACCTCATCAACCGAGAGCCATGACTGGCGCACCTCCATTTTCGGCAGCTCATATCCGGCAAACGGATCCACACGGAACTGCACATATCCGCACCTCTTGGCATAATTCAGCAGTACCATAAGGAAAACCAGATTTGTCCTCACGGTTGTTGGTTTGAGCTTTCGATCCCGGAGGTATTTGTCGAGTCCGAGGATTGTGCCGTGTGTGACGTGTTCTGCAAGTAATTTATCACCGGTGTACCGTATGATGTTGTTCCAGATTACCCGGTACGATTTGGCCGTTCCCTCTTTGATGTGGGCATTGGCCATGTACTCCTCATAGATTGATTTGAGGGTACGATGCTTGTAACTCCCGGCGTTCATCAACTGATACACCAGTTCCGGGGCCGTGAGTCCATTGATATATTCCAGTTCATCGAGTGCCGACTGGTAGCGTTGGAGCAGATTGCGTATTTTGGTGTTGAGCATGGCCGCGTCAGCACGCTTCACCACCTTGCCGTTTTTGAACTCCTTGTTGGAGTCGAGGATGATGTCAGTAACAATGTAACGGGTTTCTCCGTTGTGGGCAACTGAAATCCTGACCTTGTTTCTGCCGCCCTTGATGGTTTTAGAGGCCAGAACGACCGCGTTTAGTAGTGCCAT